TAGCGTTAAGTCCAACTGCCAACTATGTAGATCGTTCTGACGAATTTATTCTGATTAATAATTCTTTAATAAATACTGATGACTACTTTGTTATGCCATTTTATAAAGTAAATGGTGGGGTTGCAGATTCAGGAAGTTCTGTAATTAGTGGGTCTGGTTCAGTTATGATTAGAGAAATTATACAACCTAGTACAGGATTGTATCTTGGTTCATCTATTATAACAACAATAGTTGAACCTGGAATTTTAAAAATAGTATGCAAGCACAAGTTTGACCGACAAGGATTTATTAATATTGCTGGCGATGACATAATTAACTTAGCATATAGAATTTATTACGGAAGATTCAAATGATTAATATTACACAACTTACCGCAGATCATGTTGCGGATACTACAACTATAACTGCAGAAATTTATGAAACCGTGGGTTCATTGCAGAAAGTTAAAGACAAAGTAAGAGTTATATTATCGGGAATCCACACAACAATAAACGATGATTTAATGACATTAGTTGACAACGAAATAAAAAATAACGGGCTATAATGGCTACAACTAAAAATTTAAATATAGATCAAGGCGCAAGCTTTACTACAAGTGTTTATTATATAGACAATAAAACACCCACCTCATTGACGGGGTATGCTGTAAGATCTCAACTACGACGTTCATATTATAGCGCAAACGCTATAAGTTTTACTTCACAAATTACAGATGTTGCAAATGGAATAGTATCTTTAAATTTAGATTCAACCGTTACTACAAATTTAGTAGCAGGCAGATACCTATATGATGTTGAAGCATATAATGCTAATAGTGTTATAAGAATAACAGAAGGTATAGTTACCGTAAATCCAGGAGTAACAAAATAATGGCAACAGTAACAACAAGAGAACAACTTAAAGATTATTGCTTGCGCAGATTAGGTGCGCCTGTTATTGAAATTAATATAGACGACGATCAAATCGAAGATCGTATAGATGATGCTTTTCAATTCTATAGAGATTATCATTATGATGCTGTAGAAATGGTCTACTTAAAACACCAAATAACGGCTCAAGATATAGCAAACTTATATGTACCAATACCTGATTCTGTTGTAGGTGTTAGTAGAATTTTACCGTTTTCTGATAGATCAGATGGTATGAATATTTTTAGTATTCGTTACCAAATATTGATTAACGATCTATATAGTTTAATGTCTACAAACCTAATATATTACTATCAGGTTAAACAAGAATTAGAATTGATAAATCAAGTATTGGTTGGAACAAAGCCAGTCCGTTTCAATAGGCACATGAATAGGTTGTACATTGATATGGATTGGGCAGGTGATGTAAATGTAGGGGATTACATCATTGTGGAATGCTACAGAATATTAGACCCAGATACATACAGAGATGTATATAACGACAGATTCTTAAAGCAATATACCACTGCTCTATTTAAAAGACAATGGGGAGAGAATCTTAAAAAATTCAGCGGAGTTCAACTTCCTGGAGGTGTAACACTTAATGCCGATAAAATTTATGAAGACGCATTAGATGAGATAAACAAGATTGAAGCAGAGATGCAATCTAGATTTGAATTACCAGTAGATATGTTTACTGGATAATTTGTAGACTTTATTAAACCGGTACATAGATGATGATAACATCATGTCAATAGGAAGTCAATAGTAAAATGGCAACAGTTAATCATTATTTTCAGTCAGGTAGAACAATAGGTCGTTCTTCTGAACAGAATTTATACGAAGATTTGATTATCGAATCCATGAAGATTTACGGCGTAGAAGTCTACTATTTACCTAGAAAACCGTATAATCCCGATCCTATATTAACTGAAGATCCTTATAATAGTTATGAACATGCTTATCCAATTGAGATGTATATGGAAAATGTTTCGGGTTACGACGGTGATGATGAAATAATTACTAAATTCGGTTTGGAAATCAGAGATCAGGCTAATTTTGTTGTTGCTAGAAAAAGGTGGGTCGAGACAGTTGGATCAACTGGTACTTCGGTATTAAGTATTAGACCAGCAGAAGGTGATATAATTTATATGCCTTTGACAAAATCTTTATTTGAGATTCGAAAAGTAGATAGCCAAAGTCCTTTTTTCCAGGTAGGTAAGTTATTTGTATTTAGAATGAGTTGCGAATTGATGCAATACTCTAATGAAGTATTTGATACGGGAGTTAGTGAGATTGATGACATATTTAAACAATTTGCCGACCCATTAGACAATTTTGAAATGCTACAAGAAAATGGTGAAACTTTAGTTACAGAAGCAAACGCATTGTCTCCTATAATTAATGAAACACAATCTACAAATAATGATCCAACTGCCGCGGATAATGATTATTTTACTGCTGAAGCAGATAACGTTTTGGATTTTTCTGAAAGAAATCCGTTTGGTGAGGTTAACAAATAATGTTAGATCAACGTTTTTATTGGGGAACAATCCGTAAAGCAATCGTTGCGTTTGGTAATATGTTTAATAATATTACCATACAAAGAACAGATGCTGATGGCAATGTAGTGCAACTACAAAAAGTACCGTTATCATATTCGCCTAAACAAAAATTCTTAACTAAGATAAGACAACTACCCGATGTAGATACTCAGAATGTACAAGTCTTATTGCCTAGAATGGGATTTGAGATGATATCGCTGGATTATGATCCCAACAGAAAAATAAGTCCAATTCAACAATCAAGAACAATTAATAGTTCAACTGCAGCAAATGCTCAATATGCCCCAACACCTTATAATATAAATGTAATTTTATATGTATATGCAAAAAATCAAGATGATGGATTACAAGTAATAGAACAAATTCTACCTTATTTTAATCCTGATTATAATTTAACTATTAAAGCTGTACCGCAACTTAATATTAAAAACGATTTGCCTATAATCTTAAGTTCTATAGGATTTGAAGATGATTATGAGGGAGATCTAACTACAAGAAGATCTATCATATGGACATTGAGTTTTGTACTAAAACTTAATTTTTACGGTCCTGTTAGTAAACAAGGTATTATTAAAAAGACAACATCCAATATTTTTAATGATGCGGAGCTTACATCTCAGCAACAAATAATAACAGTACAACCCGATCCGGTAACTGCAAATGTAACCGATTCGTTTGGATATATTGAAAACTTTGAAGACTTTTAACTATGAAAAATATAGAAAATTTGAATGATATTTTTAATATCAATCCGATGGATGAAACTGAAAATACAAATTTGCCCACAATTCCTGAAAATTTAAATGCAACAAAAGCAATGGATCAGGAAGATGATTACCAATTGGCCAGACAAACAATGAGAAAATTGTTGCTAAAAGGTGAAGACACTTTAGAGGAATTAATTAGTCTATCTAAAAATTCTGAGCATCCTAGAAGCTATGAGGTAACGGGGCAATTTATTAAAACCTTATCTGATGTTTCAAAAGATTTGTTGGGATTGCAGAAACAGGTTAAAGAACTACAGGCGGAGGACGATCCGGTTCAAATTGGAACACAAAATAATGTAGTGTTTGCTGGTTCTACTAGCGAACTAATGAAATTGTTAGGTAAAAAAGATGACAAAATCATCGACCAGTAAAAAATTATCCTATAATGGTAACCCCAATCTAAAACAGATTGGTACGATTATATCGTATTCTCCGGAACAGGTTAAAGAAATTATAAAATGCAGTCAAGACCCAATTTACTTTATTGAGAATTATTGTAAAATTGTTTCATTGGATAAAGGTTTAATTCCTTTTAAATTATACGATTGTCAAAAAGAAAAAGTAGACATTATACTTAATAATCGTAAAGTTATTCTGATGGAAGGTCGGCAACAAGGTAAGACAATTACTGCGGCTGCTTGTATTCTCTGGTATACATTATTTCAGGAAAATAAAACAGTTGCTATATTAGCAAACAAATCCTCCGCTGCTCGAGAAGTACTTTCTAGATATGAACTAATGTATGAAATGCTTCCAATATGGATGCAACAGGGTGTAAAGACATTCAACAAAGGTGACATTGAACTAGAGAATGGTTCTAAAGTATTTACAGCTGCAACAAGCTCATCTGGTATTCGAGGCAAATCTGTAAACTGGTTGTACATTGACGAAGCAGCAATTATTCCTAATAATGTTGCAGAAGATTTCTTCACATCTGTTTATCCAACAATTTCTGCTGGTAATACCACAAAGATTCTATTGACATCTACCCCGCTTGGCTACAATCATTTCTGGAAATTCTGGAATGAAGCTGAGCAAAAATTAAACGGGTTTGTTCCATTGTTTATTCCATATAGCAAAATTCCTGGTAGAGATGAGAAATGGGCCGCAGAACAAAAAGCTATGCTGGGCGAACTCAAGTTCAACCAAGAGGTTTTATGTAGATTCCTCGGGTCTTCTAATACTTTAGTTAATCCGGATACAATTGGTAGAATGTCGGTTAAACCCTATATCTATAGTAAAGATGGTTTAGATATATTTGAGGAACCAGAAGAGGACAAGGTGTATATGCTTGTAGCTGATACATCCAGAGGAGTGGGGGGAGATTACTCAGCATTTACGGTATTGGATATCACAGCATACCCGTATTCTGTCGTTGCAAAGTATAGAAACAATAAAATAAGTCCTTTGCTTTTTCCAAATATAATATATAAAGTAGCAAAAGATTACAACAAAGCATATTGTTTAGTTGAGATTAATGACAACGGCCAGCAAGTGGCTGATACATTATACATGGACTTAGAATACGAAAATGTATTCTTTGTCGGAAATAACAGTAAATCGGGACAGTATCTGTCTGGCGGATTTTCAAATGGGGCAACCCTTGGTGTGAGAACAACTAAACAAGTTAAACGATTGGGATGTACATCGTTCAAGAGTTTAGTTGAGGGCACAAAACTACTAATTCATGATCCAGATATTATAAACGAAATTTCTACGTTTATTGAAGTTCGAGGAACACACAAAGCAGACGAGGGATATCATGACGATTTGGTCATGACTCTAGTACTGTTTGCATGGGCAACTAACGAATCGTTTTTTAAAGACCTAACTGATAGCAATTTAAGAAAAGCCCTGTACGAAGAACAATTTAAACAGATTGAAGAAAATCTGACTCCGTTTGGTATTGTTGACAGGGGCGTTCCAGAACACGAAGCCCCAGTAATAACAACTGACGAAATATGGTTTACAGCATCCTCGAAATCTCCGGATGAGATTCACGAAATGCAAAGAAAATTCCTTGAAAATGTCTAAATGAACATACTTATAAATAAATAGAAAATCATATTATAGAGCTATCTATAAAATTATCAAGGAGAAGAAGATGGCATTTCAGCTTTCACCTGGCGTTTTAGTTACCGAGGAAGATAAAAGTACGGTTGTTCCCGCGGTAGCAACTTCTGCTGGAGCATTTTCGGGAGCCTTTCAATGGGGACCGGTGGAAAAAGTTACAACCGTAGACACGGAGAGAAATCTTGTAGAACAATTTGGCAACCCAAATGACGATACTGCAGGTTATTTTTTCACAGCGGCAAACTTTTTATCATATGGAAATAATTTAAAATTAGTTAGAGTTGCAGATAAATCTGTTGCAAGAAACGCCGTTACTACACCGTCTGGTAGAGTTTCTGGTGTAACAATTACTAATACACCAAACACATTTGCATCAGCTGCTGATATAACAGTAACTTTTGCTGCTGCACCTGCAGGTGGTACCAGAGCATTAGGAAATGCTGTACTATCAACAACCGGTGTAGTTAATTCAATTAATTTAACTACTGGCGGCGCAGGATATTCTGCCACACCTACAGTCACAGTTAGTGGCGGCGGCGGTTCCGGCGCAACAGCAATTGCTGTTTTAACTTCTGGTGGCATTGGGGCAATCAACGTACAAGACGGAGGAAATAACTATAATAGTTTATCTAATGTAGTAATTCAAAATCAACAGTCAACAAGTGCAAGCGCAAATTTAGTAATACACTTTAAGTTAGAAGATATTCAAATATCAAACCCGGGTTCAAATTTTGGACCTGCAGGCACAGCATGTAATATTACAATTTCTGGCGGCGTGATAGTGCCCGGTGGCGTACAAGCAACAGCGAATCCTATTATTACTGGCAATATTATTACAGGTTACACTATTACAAATAATGGCAACGGTTACCTCGCTGCACCTAATATTGTGTTAAATCGTTTAGATGGTAACACTGGTACTAGTGCTGTTTTAACTGCTAATTTAGGTTACGGTATTATTGACAGTATTAATATCATCAATATTGGTGCTGGTGGCTATAATTTTACACCAAATGTTACTATTAATAAAAATAATCTTTTAGGTGGTGCAACTGCTAACGCAACTGCTAGAATAGAAGCAATAGTAGGTAGTATCACAGTTACGAATTCGGGTTCGGGTTTTACATCTACCCCCAACGTAATTATTACTCCAGTATTAGGCGATTCTGCATTTATTTCTAGTAATGCAAATCCTATTGCAGTAGTTGGTTTCACTCTTAATAGTATTACTATTACGAGAAACGGTACAGGATATACTTCTGTTCCTGCAGTTACAATCGTTGATTCTCAAAATCGTACTGCAACAGCAAACGCAACTCTATCTTTTGATGCATTATTAATTGAAAATTCAGATGTATATGATAGCGAATATAGCACAGGTGGGTTTGGATATGGGGAATTTATTGCTAAATATCCAGGAACATTGGGCAATTCATTAAAAGTATCAGTTGCAGATTCTAATACATTTACAGGCTGGCAATATGCTAACCAATTCAATTCTGCTCCAAGCACATCGGCTTGGGTTTCTGCTAGAAACGGTTCTGCAGACGAATTACACGTAATTGTTGTAGATGCAAATGGCGACTGGACAGGAACTGCTGGTACAATTCTTGAAAAATTCTCATATGTTTCTAAAGCATCGGATGCCAAGAATTCTGACAATTCTACAAATTATTACAAAGATGTAATTAACAATCAATCTAGATATATTAGTTGGTTAGATCACCCAACGGCAGGTACAAATTGGGGCACAACAGGTTCAGCTAAAGCATTTGCAACATTATCTGCAAATATCACAACTACATTAAGTGGCGGCGTAACAGGTTCATCTGTTTCTGCAGCAAATATACAGGCCGGTTACGAATTATTTAGCAATGACGAATTATATGATGTAAGCTTAATTCCAATGGGACCTACAACAAATGTTGGTGTAGTTAATACTGTTATTGGTATTGCTGAATCAAGAAGAGATTGTGTAGTATTTGTATCTCCTCCATATACAGATGTTGTTAACACTACGAACCAAGCAAGTAAAATTGCGGCATATAGAGATACTTTAACAAGCTCCTCATTTGCGGTATTGGATTCTGGTTGGAAATATCAGTACGATCGTTACAATGATAAATATCGTTATGTTCCATTAAATGGTGACGTCGCAGGCTTAGCTGCAAGAACAGATTACATTGCTGATCCTTGGTTCTCTCCTGCAGGCTATAACAGAGGCGTTATTAAGAATGTTGTTAAATTGGCTTTCTCACCTACTAAGACAGACAGAGATGATCTGTACAAGAAAGGTATTAATCCAGTAGTAACATTCCCTGGACAAGGAACATTGTTATTTGGAGATAAAACTCTATTGGCAAGACCAAGTGCATTTGATCGTATCAATGTTCGTAGATTGTTTATCGTATTAGAAAAAGCAATTTCTACAGCATCTAAATTCCAATTATTTGAATTTAATGATCCATTCACAAGAGCACAATTTAGAAATCTTGTTGAACCATTCTTAAGAGATGTGCAAGGTCGTCGTGGTATTACAGACTTTAGAGTAATATGTGATGACACGAATAACCCAGGATCGGTTGTAGACCGTAATGAATTTGTTGCGGACATATTCATCAAGCCTGCAAGAGCAATCAACTTTATTCAGTTGAATTTTGTAGCTACAAGAAGTGGCGTGTCGTTTGAAGAAGTCGGCGCCTAAATAGGAGTATAAGAAATGGCAATACCATTTAATGTAGAGAGATTTAAATCGGAACTAACAAATGGTGGGGCACGTCCCAATCAGTTTGCGGTTCAGTTGACATTTCCAAACTATGTTACGGGGCGAGCAGCTGCCGTAACAAAGTCCCCATTTTTAATTAGTGTAGCTGAATTACCAGGGCAAACCATTGGTGTTGCCCCTGTATATTACAGAGGACGTCTAATTAAGATGGCTGGCGACAGAGAATTTGCTCCGTTCCAATGCACAGTTCTAAATGACTCCGGATTTACTATTAGATCCGCTATAGAACAATGGATGAACGGGATGGAAAATCTCGGAAACAAAACAGGTGCATTACAGCCTGCTCAATATCAAACAGATATGTTTATTTCTCAATTGGACCGTAATGGTGCAGTTCTGAAACAATATAAATTAATAGGCGCCTTCCCAGTTGAATTGGGAGCAGTTGGTTTAGACTTTGGTAGCAACGATCAGTTATCGACATTCTCGGTATCTTTCCAGTATCAAACTTTTGAATTTTCTAATAATCCTGCACAACAATTGGTAGACGCAATTACAACTTTGGCTTAATAATATAAAGTGAATTAAATTATGGCAATTAAATTATTTGGTTTTAATATTAGTCGTGGGGAAGATGAGATAGATCGTAAACTGCAAGGTTTCGCTACTCCTGTTTCTGACGACGGTGCATCAACAGTACAAGCGGGTGGGCATTTTGGCACATACGTTGATCTAGATGCGACAGCGAAATCTGAGTATGAACTTATTACACGATATCGTGAAGCGGCAATGTATTCAGATACATCTGCAGCTATTGATGAAATTTTGACTGAAGCTATTGCGGCAGTTGATGATGAAGCATTAGTACAAATTAATTTGGATCAGTCTAAGATTCCTCAAGATATTAAAGATAGTATCATTAAAGAATTTGAAGTAATTTACAAATTGATTGAATTTGATACTAGAGGATTTGATTATTTTCGCAGATGGTATATAGATGGGAG